GATCATGGATCCTATTGTTGCACAACAAGCCGAGATGGGTGCAGCAATGGGTATGGATATGGGACAACCTGTCACAGAACCTGAAGTAGATGGTAGTGCCACAGAGGCTCCTGAGATGCCACAAGGCGGGGAAATCTAATAAAGTGATAAATAGGCGTGTAGCCAATACATAATTATGGATGATTTAATTAATATGGTCGCTGGGAATGAGTCTCCTTCAGAAATTCATTCTAAGATCAAAGACCTTTTGACTAAGAAGGCTTCTGATAATGTTGACGTTGTTACTCCTGCAGTAACTGCTTCTATGTTCGGTGGACCTAATCCTTATACGGATGAAACTCCTACTGAAGATGAAGCGTCTACCGAAGCCGAAGCTGAGGCAGATACGGAACAACCTACTGCTGAAGTAGAAACAGATTCTTCTGAGGAAGAAGAGAGTGAAAGTCCTACTGCGGAAGTAGAGACTCCAGATGATGAGGAAGAAAACTAAGCTTTACTTAAAATGAAACTTATCACAGAAGAAATCGAACAGTGTAAGATTCTTGTCGAAGAAAAGGAAGGCAAGAAACATATGTATATTGAGGGAGTATTCCTACAAGGAAACCTGAAGAATAGAAACAACCGTATGTATCCTGTTGAAATTCTTGAAAAAGAAGTGAACAGATACACAGAGTCTTTTATTTCTAAGGGTCGTGCTCTTGGTGAACTTGGTCACCCCGAGGGACCTACTGTTAATCTTGATAGGGTTTCACACAAAATTACTTCTCTTCAAAGAGAGGGTTCTAATTTTGTGGGTAAAGCAAAACTGCTTGACACTCCTATGGGTGTTATTGCAAAGTCCTTATTGGACGAAGGTGTAACTCTTGGAGTTTCTTCAAGAGGTATGGGTAGTCTTCGCGACACACAAGAAGGCTATAAAGTTGTTGGAGAGGACTTCATGTTAGCAACTGCTGCTGACATTGTTGCAGATCCCTCTGCCCCAGATGCTTTCGTCAACGGAATCATGGAAGGGAAAGAATGGGTTTGGGATAATGGAATCCTTAAGGAGTCTGAGGTTGCTAAATATCATCGTTATATGAGCGAGTCTACTCGCAAAAACCTAGAGGAGAGGACACTTAAGGTGTTTCAAAACTTCCTCGCAGGTTTGTAATTTAATAAATAAACAATAGATAATCATAAGATTTACGGAAGGACTCAAAATGTCAGACATGTTAAACGAAAAGTTTGAGGAGTTTCTGAGCGGACAGCAAGTCGTTATGGAAGCGGGAGCGGATCCCATGCCTAGTGTATCTGCTTCAGTAATTCCTGGCACAGGCTCAGATCCCTCGGCAGTTTCGGGTGATCCACAACAGGGTGGTAGCGGTAAAGATCCAATGCCAACTGTTCCACCATCTGTAGCACCTAATCAGTCACAAACTGATCTTGGTGGTTCCCAGTCCGAACCTTTACATTCCAATAAGGAAGAAGGTGAGGAGAATCCTGGTGCTAAAGCAGCTGCACCAGTATCGCAAGATACTAGTGTAACATCTACTTCTGGTAAACCTGGAAGTGATCCAATGCCTTCTGTTGGTGCTGAAGCAGCATACGGAACTAAAAAAGGTCCAAACGTATCTTATCCTATCAAACCAGCATTTGAAGAGCTGGATATGTCCTCCGACATCAGTGCCTTAGTAGAAGGTACAGAACTCTCCGAAGAATTTGCAGAGAAAGCAAAGACTATTTTTGAGGCAGCAGTCAAAGCAAAGATCTCCGAAGAGTATGACAAGCTTGTAGAGCATTTCGGTAAAGAATTAGAGAAGCAACTAGAATCTGCTAAGTCAGATCTCTCTGAGGAAGTTAACGGAACTGTAAACTACGCAGTCACACAATGGCTAGAAGAAAATCAAGTAGCTGTTGACCGTGGCATCAGAAATGAGATCACCACAGACTTCATTGCAGGTCTTAAAGGTCTCTTTGAGGAGCACTACATCTCTATCCCCGACGACAAGGTTGACGTGGTAGAGGGTATGGCCGAATCAATTCGTGAGATGGAAGAACGCCTTGACGAACAGGTCAAAGCAAATGTGAAACTACAAAATAAACTTAATGAGTCTGCCAAACTCAATATTCTGTCCACTGTGTCAGAAGGACTAGCAGATACTCAGAAAGAAAAACTCGCAGCACTTGCTGAGGGTCTTGAGTATGTAACTGAAGAAGATTTCTCTAAGAAAGTTAAAACTATCAAAGAGTCATACTTCAAAGAATCAGTTTCTACTCCCGCAGCAGAAGTTGCAGATGAAACTCCAGTTGAGGAGGCAGAGGTAACACCAGCAATGGCACAATACCTCACCGCCCTAAATCGCTGGAAGTGATTATTATCAAACCAATTTTCCACATCGGAGCTAAAAATGTTTAATGCAGAAGCTCTAACAGAAAAGTGGCAACCTGTTCTAGGTCATGAGAGCGCAGGCGCAATCAAAGACAATTATAGAAAGGCTGTTACCGCTGTTCTGTTAGAAAACCAAGAAAGATTCATGCGCGAAGAGCGCGGCATGATTAACGAAGCAGGTGGCGCAGCAGGTAACTCTGTTGGTGCTATCGGTGGTAACGCTCTATCAGGTTCAGGTCTAACCACTCAAACAGGTGGTCTTGCTGGATTTGACCCTGTAATGATTAGCCTCATTCGTCGTGCAATGCCTAACCTCATTGCTTATGACATCTGTGGCGTTCAACCAATGTCTGGTCCTACTGGACTAATCTTCGCAATGAAGTCTCACTACGAAGGTCGTGACGGTGCTGAAGCACTATACAACGAGCCTGACAGCGACTTCTCTGCAGGATTTGATCAGACCGCAAATGCATACGATACTGCTAACCCAGTTGCAGGCAGCAATCCTGGTCTTCTTAATGACTCTGGCACTTACGACCGTGGCGAAAAGCCAATGGCACGTGAAGATGCTGAGGCACTAGGAGAAAGCGGAAAGCTGTTTAGAGAAATGTCATTCAGCATTGAGAAGACTGCTGTGACTGCACAGTCCAGAGCTCTCAAAGCAGAATACACTCTAGAACTAGCACAAGACTTGAAAGCAATTCATGGTCTTGATGCTGAGCAGGAACTTGCTAACATTCTGTCTAGTGAGATCCTTGCTGAGATCAACCGTGAAGTTGTTCGTACTGTATACACCATCGCTAAGCCTGGTGCTCAGAACAACACTGCTAACGCTGGTCGCTTTGACCTTGACGTTGACTCCAACGGCAGATGGTCAGTTGAGAAATTTAAGGGACTTATGTTCCAGATTGAGAGAGATGCAAACGCAATCGCTCAAGAGACTCGTAGAGGAAAGGGCAACTTCATCATCACTTCTGCTGATGTTGCTTCTGCTCTCGCGATGTCTGGTACTCTAGACTATACCTCTGGTCTAACTGGTGCTGGTGGTCCTTCCATCGGTGAAGTTGATGACACTGGTAACCTTCTAGTTGGAACCATGAACGGACGCATTAAGGTCTTTGTTGATCCTTACTCTGCAAACGTTTCTAACTCCCACTACTACGTAGTTGGTTATAAGGGTACTTCCCCTTATGATTCAGGTCTATTCTACTGCCCATACGTTCCCCTACAGATGGTCAGATCTATTGGTCCTGACACCTTCCAACCAAAAATTGGATTCAAGACCCGTTACGGCATGGTCGCTAACCCATTCGTTCGCAAGGCAAATGGTGATCCTGATGCTGAGGCACTTACTGCTTCACGCAACCAGTACTACCGTCGTGTTAAGGTTGAGAACCTTATGTGATTCATATCACGATATCAACACAGGGGACCTGCAAGGTCCCCTTTTTTATGCTTAAATAAATAAATCAATGGATACCCTATATGAACGGCAGATTAGACAAGGTTGCCATGACCGCATATATCATGAAAATGAAAACTGGTCTTCAAAATGAATCGTGGTATCCTGAATGGGATGATAGGCAGCGTGGTGCTGCCCAACGTATTTTGACTAATGTTTTGGAAAGATTAGACGAGTATTGGCAATGACCTCTAACAACTCATTAATATTAGCACTCTGTTTTACTCCTCTCGTAATTATCTACATAGTAATGAAATTTGCTGTATGGATTTCTGCCGTAAATGCTGAATCGGATTATGTCAGAAAAGAACCTCTACGTAAACGAGGGCCCTTTGTGGAGAACCCGTATGCTGACGTTGATGAAGAAGAAGAGGAATATGGAGATCGCACAGATTATAGATAAAACTCTGGAAGAGTATTATTCAGAGAAAGGACTTCCAGTGCCACAATGGAAATGCAATAAGAACCCAGAATGGTGGAGAGAATATCTTATTGATCTAGGTCTCGATCCTAACAACCCATAAATACTAAGTAGCTTGGGAAGTTGACATGTCCGCTGAATGGTATAAGGAACAACCTTCCAATAGGAATTTCTTAAACCCTATTGGTTATCTCCTGAAACTGGAAAAGTTTGAGGGAGTAGATTTCTTTTGCCAAACAGCAAACGTCCCCGACGTTGCAATGCCGAACATTGAAATAAGTTCTCAGTTTAGAAACTTACCAATTGTTCCTGGTGGCGGTGTAACGTTCGGGGATTTTACTGTACGTTTTATTGTAGATGAAGACCTCAAAAATTATAATAGCATTCATAAGTGGATGCGTGACAATGGAAATGCTGATCAAATGGCAAGGACCACACCTGAGGCAGATATTTACACCAACGGACAATTGCACATTGTCACAAGCGCGTACAACCCAGCATTCATCGTAGAATTTAGAGACCTGTTTCCTGTATCACTTACAGGTTTACAATTTGATGCTACAATAACTGATGTGGAATACCTTACTGCAGAGGTGACATTCAAGCACCAGCAGTTCTTCCTTCGTGATAAATCTATGCGACCTTTATGAATTTTGAATCTCTTCGTAATAAATTTGACAAATTGAGAGAGCAGTGGGCGGAAGATTCCGCTGTTGATTTTCAATTCAAGAATAAACAGTATACCACAGATTTGGGACAGTTGGCACTTGACATCCCTTTTCAACATAATAAATACTTAAACCATTACACTGACATCTCGCAGATCAAGACTTCGCTAGAATTTGAGATCCGCAAATTGGTTAAGGAAAAG